CAAGCGACGCGGACGGAACAAACCCATCGGTTGTTTTCATAGGCGAGATTACAGACGCAAGACCGGAATTGAGCCGCCAACCAGAAGCACCGATTTACATTCAAGCATATTCCACCGCTGGTATGGCCGTTGTAAGGGCGCTGCCAGTCAGTTATACAAATGAATCTGACATTGTGGAGATTGTTAGATCATTGGCAAGCTTGGCTGGCAAGCATTTTGAGAATAATGGTGTAACAGGTGTTCTGTTGGCAAATCAATATTTGTGGGGAACTCCGCTAGACCAATTGAAGACTGTTGCTAAGGCCGTCAAAGACCGCGGCGTCATAATCGATGTGGTCAACGACACGGTTGTTATGTATTACACGAAAGTTGGTCGAGGCAGCATCATTCCATTGGTAGGTCCATCAAGCGGATTGATTGGATATCCGACGTACAGCGTGCAGGGAATCGACTTCCGTTGCATCTACAACCCAAATTTGAGTATCGGCGGGCAAGTTCAAGTTGAGAGCACTTCGGACTTGAAGCAGACTTCGGGACTATTCAACATTTATGGATTGTCCCATGACTTGGACGCGCAAATCCCCGGCGGCAAGTGGGAATCTCTTGTGAACACTTATCGTCCGGGGACGCCGACGCCGCCGCTTCCACCGGCTAGATGACATGGCCGAACCAACATTTGGCTATGGGTTTTTATCACCCAATGATCGGTTGGGGAAGTTCAATCCGATTGCATTCATCATTTCTCAAATGCTTGCCCGCGTAAGAACGGTCACGCTTGGAAAAGTTATGGGAGTGGCAAACACTGGTTTAGACGTTCCTGCGGGAACTGTTGATGTACAGCCGCTTGTTTCGATGGTTGATGGAAATGGCAATGCCACGCCTCACGGAACTGTTTTCAAGCTTCCTTATTTCAGATTACAATCTGGGACAAGCGCGATCATCCTCGATCCATCTGTTGGTGATATTGGGATCATGTTGATTTGCGACCGCGACATATCAGCGGTCAAATCATCGCAAAGGGCTTCAGTACCGCCATCAGGGCGGGAATTCGATTTTTCAGATGGTTTGTTCATCGGTGGAGTTCTTGGAACTACTACGCCGACGCAATTCATTCAGTTCACACCAACGGGAATTGTGGTAAGCGATGCTTTGAATGTTACAGGAACTATCACGATCGATTACAATGGAGCCGATCCGGCTACTGTAAAAAAGATTTACACTGGAAGCACCGTACTAACCGCATCGATAACTGTGGTTCCGAACATTCATGTACAAGTAAACAGCAAAATCTTTTTGGTTGCCACGGCCAACGATCCCAATAGGTCGTTTGTTTGGATCAGCGCGCTTGTTCCGGGCATCTCTTTTAGTATTGGAGCTAATCCAGCGGGTTCTGGAGAACTATACGACTATATGATTGTGAATGAACCATGAGTGCTCCATTCTCGACCATTCTTCTGGATACAAATACCTGGGACTTAACTTTGGATACTTCTGGAAATATAGCTAGGACAGACCCACCATATTCCATTGCCCAAGATATGAGTTCTGCATGTCGATTATTTAAATCAGAGTATATCTATGATGCCGATGCTGGAGTTCCTTATAATACATTGCTTGGGCAGTCTCCGTCGCTTGGTTCAATGAAGTCGGATTTTGTTGCCGCAGCACAAACAGTTCCGGCAACAACCAACGTGAGATGCTTCATTGCAGGAATATCTGAGCGGCGTGTTGATGGGCAAGTTCAAGCCAATGTTGTTGGAAGTACACAGACGATAGCGGCTCCGTTCGCTACCACATAATTTTTCTGAGAGGTTTAATCAGGTGGCGACCAATGTTCCGCAACCCGTATTCACTCCGACAGGCTTGCAGATTCCATCTGCTGCGGCTGTGTTGGCTGGCGTTCAAGCCGATATCAACGCCGCCTTCGGAGGGAACTTAAACTTTACATCTCCAGCCACGCCCCAAAACCAGTTGGCAGTATCGATTGCTGCCATTATCAACAATACTTACGCGTCTTTTCTCTCGCTAACGAACCAGTTCGATCCGCAGTACGCGTTTGGAAGATATCAGGACGCCCTAGGTGAAATTTATGGTTTGCAGCGTGATCCTGCCGAATCTACCGTGGTGCAAGCAACCTGTTCTGGGTTGACAGGAACTATAATTCCAATCGGCGCCTTGGCGCAAGACAATGCTGGGAACTTATATTCCTGTACGCAGGCTGGAACGATCCCAATCGGAGGTTCCGTTGTTCTCGAATTTGCTGCCAATATTCCTGGACCTACGCCGTGCCCTGCTAATGCGCTGAATACGATCTATCAAGCGATCCCTGGATGGGATAGCGTCATCAATTTAGCGGATGGGGTGATTGGACAGAATACCGAGACGCGCGCACAGTTCGAGGCATCCAGACAAGCTACTCTTCAAGCCAACGGTCAATCGGTATTGGCGTCGATTCGCGGCGCTGTGCTGGAAGTTTCAGGTGTGTTGGATTGCTACACAGCGGAGAATGACACGGGCTCTCCGATTGTGATTGGTGGGCAAACCTTAGTTGCAAATTCAGTTTATGTAGCGGTAGAAGGCGGCGCCGCGGCCGATGTAGCAAAAGCGATCTTCACCAAGAAGCCTCCCGGCTGCGCGATGAACGGCAACACGACCATTGCTGTGCAGGACAATCAACCTCCATTGGTTCCACCTTATCCGACCTACAACATCACATTCGAAATACCTAATGCTTTGCCGATTTTGTTTTCGGTAGCCTTGGCGAACGGTCCTAATGTTCCCAGCAATGTCACGCAATTAGTTCAGCAAGCCATCGTCAATGTGTTTTCTGGAATAGGCGGCACAAGACCTACTATTGGGTCTACGATTTATGCGACGGATTTCGTGCCGAGCGTCGCGGCGCTCGGTTCATGGGTGAAGATAAATTCGCTGCTGATTGATAGTCCAAATACTCCGGATGCACAATGTACGGGATCGATTGGCGGTACGACGTTGACGGTATCGGCGGCGATATCGGGGGTTTTGGCTGTTGGTCAGATTTTGACAGATGCAGCAGGGAATATCGCGCCTGGAACTGTAGTTGTATCGTTTGGCAGTGATAATCCCATGACTGGAACAGGTACAGTAAATATCAGTCCATCGCAGACTGTTGCTAGCGAGACCATAACTGGGACGCTTCCAGATGGTAATTCTGTCTTAGTTAATATCAATCAAACACCGACGATCAACGCCTCAAATATTCTAGTCTCATTGGTGTAAAAGAATGAGTGGGCCTCCTCTACCTAGACCAACGACCAGCGCAATCGGTAAGTTCAAAATTGGGATTAGCCCAATAGGAACTATTCCGGCTTTTGATTGGTGGTCGACGGTGATGAGTCAATTCGCGAATTCACCGATCATCACAGGTATAATACAAAACGTTTTTCAGTCGGTTGACACGACTTTGAATTTCGAGAACTTCTATGACTTCGTTTTTAATTTGGCGACTGCGCAAGGGTACGGATTGGATGTCTGGGGAAGAATTCTCGGCGTATCTAGAATCTTGAACGTGGGAACTGGTGGACCTTTTATCGGTTGGGAGGAAGCCCTTCCTGGGTCTTCCCCTTGGGGACAAGGCATCTGGTTTAGTTCTGGTTCTGGATTAACATCAAACTATGCATTGAGTGATTCGGCGTATCGAATCCTCTTGTTTGCCAAGGGCGCGGCAAACGTCAGCAACGCGTCATTGCAAAGCATCAACAAAATCTTGTTGAGTCTTTTTCCAAATCGAGGGAACTGCTATTGCACGGACGGTTTGGATCAGACTATGACCTATACGTTCACGTTCCCACTTTCTCCAGTTGAACTCTCAATCATCGGTCAATCCGGCGCGCTGCCGAAGCCTGCTGGGGTTGCTGTATCGGTTGTTGCACCATGATTAATTTGGATTTATTGTTGGATGATCCGCGCTTCGCCCCATATCGTGGTTGGCATAAGTACGAAGGCGAGAACATGCCAGCCGTTCAGCAAGACCGCGAGGAATTCACCGAACTTCTAGAACTTATCGCACAGAGGGAGTTGCGAACTGGGCTGCAAATAGGGCTTGGACATTCGGGGGGAAGCCACTGGCTTTTTCAGCACATTTTGA